TTTAGATTTAATCAAGCATAAAGCTATAGTGTCAGGTGACGATGCCGCCATCCTCATTCCTTTGAGGTTGGTTGGGGAAGCCCGGAATATGCTACTCGAAACAGGCAAGTGTGCTGGTTTTGAGTTGAAAGTTAAAGCTTCCGAAACCAGGTGTGATATGGAGTTCTGTAGTGGCCGTTGGTGGCCAGCGAACACTCACAGTGGTTTTGCATTTGGTCCCAAACCCGGCAAGTTACTGCCCAAGCTGTTCTTTGCCACGTCACAGAATTCTGTTGGCAACAATGGTTATGGATACTGTCAGGCAATTTGCACGGGCATATTGTCCACGGTCTCCCACCTCCCGGTGGCGTATGAATTTATTGAGCGAGTAAACGCGATAACGATTAATGCCAAAGTCCATATGACCACGCGGGATAAGCTCAAGGCTGAGGCATTGATGAGCATCAGGCGCAGTCTCCCAGTACAGCCCTCTGAGGGCATCTGGGAGGCTTATGCACATGTTTACGGGTTATCGCGTGGAGAATGCGAGGAAGCAATCCGCGAAATCCGTATGGTGAAAGAATTGCCTGATCTGGTTGAACATTATGTTTTCGACATGCTAGTTGCACAGGATGCACCAGCTGTCGGGGACCCCGTAAATCGTAATCCGGGCATGTTCGCCACAGCCAGCCTTTTTGAAGCTGTTGATTGGTGCTATTCTTGGTTGGCACCCTTTGTCGAGGAAAAATGGCGAGCCAGCAATCCTGTGCTCGCAACCACAGCTCTTGTGGTTCTGGAAGCGGCTACCTGGTGGAGAAGGGGGCGCGATATGTTGCTATATTACCCTGCTGGGTTGATGCATCTATGCGCCATGTTACTCCATCTGAAAGGTAGGCCGAATACGGCTTTGGCCCTACACTTCGCATTTAATGCCACTGTCAACATGTTGAATTGGTGGAGCCGCAGACGTGCGGCAAGCGGAAGTTTGGGATTAGCCGTAGTTACTTCTTACAATAGTGCAAGTAGGCCTAAGAGTCTTACTATTGTCGATAAAGCTAATATTATGAATCAGATTGCGTTGCCACAGAGACAAAGGCAGAAACGTCAATTGAAAATGAAGAGAGGTGGTCCGCCGCCTTTGCCACAAAGAAATACTGCATCGTATCAGAAAGCAGTCCAATCTTTGATGGGCTACCGCAGCACACAAAGTCGTGGGCGTGGGAAGCGGCGGGGACGTGGAAGGAGAAGCTCCAGTGCTGGTGCGCCAGGAACGCGTGCTACTGGTGCTTACAGCGACAGGAGGATACCTGATGGGTT